ATTGAATCCACCATTAAACTTACTACCCCCTACAAACGACCAGGTTTTATTGTTGCTACGATAAAATCGATTGTTCATGTCTAGACAAAGACGATTCGTCGATAGAACATGTTCAATTGCAGCGCACATAAAACCACGAATACCAGAAGGATCCTGTTCTAACTTTTCCAAAGGCCTCATCTCATATTTCTGCGACCATTGCCACAGAGATGTGATTGGTTGAGGAGAGGACAAAGCAGTCCAGTATTCATCAAGAGTCGATAGGCAACTTTCATCATCGAGAAACGCACCTTTTGTACCATATTTCAAGTTCCAAGGATAACCAGGGGATGTTGAGCGGTCAATCTGACTGCTAACAAAGCCCCAATCACTAACCAAAGAACCACACATATACGGCCTAAAATGCTTCTCAGTCCAGTCACCGGACTCTCTCCAAATAGAGAGATTGAACTCAGGTTGGTACTTATTATAGTGTGAAACAGAAAAGTATCCGGATCGCAAGGATGGACTAGCCATACCAAACATCGACTTGAAGGAAGGTATCTTACGAGATATCCATTCCTGAGCCGACGGGCTCCCCGCTGACGGTTTCTTAAACTGTACACTACGATTAACATTCCCAACCCACACTAAATTTTCAACCTCACAAAACTCCGAATACTCGCTTGTTGGTCGGCCCTGTTGACAACCTATTTCCCTCCCACGACCGAAGCCGCGGTTGAGACGTTGGGTGTACCACGCACAGCTATCTTTGAGTTGACGATAGCTACACTCGGGCCTTGGGAGTTTAAAGACATTTCCGTAGGTCCTACTGACACAACACGCTTACTAATTAGTTGATCACGGATGCTATGAGAGAACGGAATAAAATAATTCTCTTGAGCACCTCCAGCCACATGAAACCCAACTACCTTATTAGACCTCCCTACCACAGGGGCAGAACAGTGTCCTTTTTCAGTAGAAGCATTATATGACCACGAACTTCCGACTTGATTAACGATACCTTGCGCCACGCAGAAGTCACCACTGTTATAAGTACACAGAATGACTGATCCACCTGGAACTGGAACCTCGCCAGAAGCACATTTAATATGACCACCATATTTAGTGATAAGTTTCGCCATGGAATAAGCATATAGATCATCTCGGTCGTTCATCTTTACTCTTATACAGTCTTTAACTAAACAGAGATCAGACAAACCACTTGGAGGATGACTTACACGAAAACTCGTCAGGTTATCCAAATCAGTGCCATGACAACAAAACAAAACAAAACCATACATATAAGTACCGTGCAACATTTTAGCACCCAAATCAGATAATATTTCGAAAGTGAATTTCTTAACAACATCAGTGTTATAAATTATTTGATTAAGCACAATGGACTCTTTTTGACCAGCAGGTTTAAAGACTTTCGCCCTCACATCAAGTGTATTGCCACTTGCTACTGTGATCTGCGGAGTAAATTGTCCAAAATTTGCAGCTTCGCTATGAGCATTAAAAACTCCAGTCTCATCTTCATGCTGTTGCAATAGGGCATCTTGATGTTTCCTATCGAATCTGAGAGTTCGAGTTTTCTTTACTTTAGCGACCGCACCAGCATCCGCACCTTTTAAAGGGTGAAGGTACCGGCACCGGTTCCCATACACACAGGTTCCATTCTTCGCCCAAAACCTACAAGCGCCAGCACCAGACTCAAAGTCGTCTTTTTTCGCCAGCATAAGAGCGCGATGAAGAACAACAATAAACCCAACACCATACAAATAGGGATCTCTCCTAAGAGTGAGTTGAACATGAGAAGGATCACTGCATCCAAGAAAATGATTGCAATCATCCAATCCACATTCATCAACACACCGCCACCAATTGTCCCTCACTTGGATCGTTAAACATTCATTATCAGGGTGTAAACACTTCTGTTTTCCGCAAAGTTTCACTTGCTTCATCTCCCACATTGATCTGCAAAAATCGCAGTCAGGAAGGGAGGAAAGAATCTTCGCTTGAACAGATCTATTACCTCGACTTTGAAC